ATATCTCTATAGTCCTGAAGATGCAGAAATGCGTTTCCATGAGTATAAGAGATTTAAGATGGTTGACATCAAGAATCTTGAAAGTAGAATTAAAAACTTAGAATATTATACTGCTTTAACTTTATTAGAAACTAATACATCCAATATGTTTGTTTCTGATACTGATGGATTGAATAGATTTAAGTCTGGTTTCTTTGTAGATAATTTTACTGACTTTAGAAAACAGGAAGATGAGCAAGAAATAAAAAATAGTATTGATAGAAGTAATAAAGAGTTAAGACCAAAACATTACACAGATTCAGTGGATCTGATATTTGGTCCAGTAACAGATATTAGTCCTGATACTGACTTTGCATTCTCTGCTGTTGAAGGTATAAATGTAAGAAAACAGAATGATATTATAACCTTAGATTATGCTGATGTAGAATATGTAAAACAGTCATTTGCAACTAGATCTGAAAGTGTAACTCCATTTATTGTTCCATTCTGGCAAGGAACTATAGAATTAACTCCATCAACCGATACTTGGATTGATACTGTTAGATTAGAGTCTAAGGTTGTTGGTGAAACAGGAAACTGGGCAGAGACAATGGCAAGAGCGTCCAGAGAGTTTGGAGTTGATCCTCAAACAGGATTTGCACCTACAATTTGGGGTTCTTGGCAAACTAACTGGTTAGGTAGACAGGTAACTGGAACTAATACAAGTACAAGCGTAAGTGCTGATACTGGTTGGTCAACGCAAGGTTGGAGAGGAAGACAACTTATCCAAACTAGAAGAACAACTACTTCTCAAACTACTACTAGAACAACTGCAGATATTGGTGATCAAACAAGAAGAGGAACAAGAACATTAGTTGTTCCTGATTTCTTCACAGAATCTCAAGGTGATCGTGTAGTTAATAGAGACATTATTCCATTCATGAGATCTAGGAATATTGCTTTCAATTCTAAGAGGTTTAAACCATTAACCGAATTATTCGCATTCTTTGATGGAGAAGATGTTACTAGGTATTGTGTACCTAAATTAGTGGAAATTAATATGGTTTCTGGAACTTTCCAAGTTGGAGAAACTGTTACTGGTGGTACAATATCAAACGGTCTTGGTGGTAATAACTTTGCAAACTTCCAACCAGGTATAACATTTAGAGTTGCTCAAGCAAATCATAAAGAAGGTCAATATAATGCACCTTCAACAACATATACTCAGAGTCCATATAGTTCTCAAGTTATTCCATCTTCATATTCTTCTACATCTGTTTTATTGAATGTAGATACTTATTCTCTTGCAAATGAAGCAAGAGGTGATTATTTCGGTTGGATAGAAACTGGAATGACACTTAAAGGATCTACAAGTGGTGCAGAAGCAACAATTACTAATTTAAGATTAGTTGCTGATATAGGTGCTTTCTGTGGAGGAAGTTTCTTTATTCCAAATCCAAATGGAACTAATTTCCCAAGATTTGAAACAGGATCTAAGTTATTCAAACTATCAGGTGATAAGGATAATGGAGATGCTCCAGAAACATCAGGAGAAGAGAAGTATGCTTCTACAGGAACTTTAAATACGGTTCAGGAAGAAGTTATTTCTGTAAGAAATGGTAGAATAGAAGAGCAACAACAAACTCAAAGTAATAGAGTAACTAGAAATAGTCAAACTGAAGTTGTTTCTAGTCAGGTTACTGGTAGTCGTACACAAGAACGTACAATTGCATGGAGAGATCCTCTTGCACAATCATTCTTAGTTGAAGATGAAACAGGTGTGTTTATCACTAAATGCGATGTATTCTTTAGAACTAAGGATGTAATGGATATTCCTGTTACTGTTCAAATAAGAACAATGCAAGGAGGATTACCATCTCAGAATATTTTACCATTCTCTGAAGTTGTTTTAAGTCCTAGTGAAGTTAATACCTCTGGAGATGGATCAGTTGCAACTACAATAGAGTTTAAAGCACCTGTATACTGCGAAGCAGGAACCGAGTATGCAATCGCTATGCTCTCTAATTCCACGCAATACAGCGTGTATATCTGTAGAACAGGTGAAGTTGATCTAATTACTCAAACTGCAGTATCCCAACAACCATATTTGGGTTCTATGTTCAAATCACAGAACGCATCTACATGGGAACCAAGTCAGTGGGAAGATCTTAAGTTTACTCTTTATAGAGCAGACTTTATTGAAAATGGATCAGTACAATTATATAATCCACAATTAACCGAAGGTAATGGTCAAGTTCCTATTTTATTACCTAACTCATTGAGTGTTAAATCAAAAGAAGTTAGAGTTGGATTAGGAACCACAGTATTTGATGCTGGTCTAAAGGTTGGAAATACTATCAACCAAATGGGAACACAAGCTTCTGGTACTTTGGTTGGTACTGCAGGAACTGCTGCTGGATCTAATTTAACTATTACTAATGCAGGTATTGGTTATACACCAGCTACTGGTCAAACAACTTATGCTGGAGTTAATTTAGTATCATTAACAGGTAAGGGTAGAGGAGCAACTGCATCTATTACTATTAACGGTGGATCAATAGTTGCTTCTGGAGCAACCATTACTAATGGTGGTTCTGGATATCAAATTGGTGATGTTCTTGGAATATCAACTCTTGGATCAGTATCTATCGGTAGGGATGCAAGATTGACAATTGCATCTATAGGAGCAACATCAGAACTAATCATCAATGAAGTTCAAGGAAACTTTGTTGTTGGGTCTGCTAATACAGTAACTTATGTTAACAGTGCTGGAATAACATCTGTAATGAACTTGTCATATGGTGGAGATGTACAGGTTTCTTCTATTAATGTTGATACTGATGGATTACATGTTAAGGTAAATCATAAGAATCATGGAATGTATTTCAGTGATAACCAAGTTGCAATTTCTGGTGTAGAATCTGATATCAAACCAACCAAATTAAATGTTGCTTATGGTATAGATGCTACAGGTGCAATTTCAGTTGATAATGCACAAGAGTTCTCAACATTCGAGAATGTAGGTGTAGGAACAACTAATACTGGATTTGTAAGAATTGAAGATGAGATTATTGAGTATAGCACAGTCACAGGAAATCTAATTGGTGGAAATATTGTTAGAGATAACAAGACTGCAAAGTCATATCCAGTTGGAACACCAGTTTATAAGTATGAGTTAACAGGAGTCAACTTAAAGAGAATAAACAAAACTCATAATTTGGCAAATGTGACAAATAGCGATCCAATTACTTTTGATTCTTATAATATTAAATTGGATATGTCGGAGAAATTTAATGATAGTAATGATGATAGAAGTAATGATGTTGGATTCCCACAACTATTCATCGGACAGACTAAATCTACTGGTGGATATAATATAAGGGCATCACAAAACATGCCATTTGAAATTATAACTCCTGCGGTTCATAACATGACAGTTAGTGGAACTTCATTAACTGCTGAAGTTAGAACTACAACAAGTAAGAGTTTGAGTGGTAATGAAATCCCATATATTGACGCAGGATTTGAAAGCGTTACCTTGAATGAACCAAATTACTTACAATCACCTAGACTTATTGCTTCTAAGGTTAATGAAATTGCAAAATTAAATAACATTCCTGGTAATAAGTCAATGAATATGAGTTTGACTTTTGGCACAACTGACAGTCGTATCAGTCCAGTAATTGATGGACAAAGAACAAATGCTATATTAACTTCAAATAGAGTTAATAGTGTAGTTTCAGATTATAAGACTGATTCTAAAGTTAAGAGTTTCAGTGATGATCCTACAGCATGTCAGTACATTTCCAAAGAAATTGATTTGGAAAACTCTGCTACTTCGATTAAAATTATCGTTGATGGTCACATAAATGTTGATTCTGAAATCAGAGCATTTTACTCTATTAGTGATTCTAATGAGTTTGATCCAATATTCACTCCTTTCCCTGGATATAAAAATCTAAACAGTAGAGGAGAAGTGATTGCTACCAAGAATAATGATGGTTTATCTGATGTTCTTGTAAGTAAAACTAATAGTATGGGATATGATGCTGGTTCATCAGATTATCGAGAGTATGTATTTACTGCAGATGAGTTACCCTCATTTAAGTCCTATAGGATTAAAATCATATTGACATCAACTAACCAATGTCATGTTCCTAAGATAAAGGATTTAAGAGTTCTTGCACTTGCTTAAAATGAAACTTGATAAGGTAAAAAACCGTGGTGATTTGGCCAGAGATCCTAGAACAGGATCTATAGTTAATGTAAACAGTTTAGATTATGAAAAATATGTGCAAGGTCGTAAGGTAAAAAAAGTAAAAAACGAAAGTCTTGATACTATGAAAAATGATCTTGATAATTTAAAAAGTGAAATGAACGAAATTAAATCACTACTTAAGGAATTAGTCAATGGCAACTAAGAAAATTACATTTGACCCTAGTGCTGGTGTTCCCGTAGCATCTAACTTAACCATATATGGTGGTTCTAATTTTAATACTACATTTACAGTTGTAGATGTGGGTAATGCTGCATATGGATTTACAACTGCATGGTCTGCTTCTGCACAACTTCAAAAGAGTGCGGGTGTAGCAGCAACAACAGTTCCATCTGCAACTTTTACTGCAGGTATTAGTACAGGATCTATTACATTAGCACTTGATGCAACTTCAAGTAGAACTATTCCGCAAGGAAGATACTTGTATAATGTATTGATTAGTCCTGGAATAGGACAAACAACTTATAACATAATAAATGGAAATATCTTAGTTTACGCTGGTATTTCTTCAACACCATAAATACAGTGAAGGGGTACTAGTCTAAATGGCACAACCAGGAAGCAGATCAGAATTTATAGATTATTGTAAAAGGCAACTGGGTGCTCCAGTGCTTGAAATTAATGTTGCCGATGAACAAATAGAAGACATCGTTGATGATGCCATTCAGTTTTTCAATGAAAGGCATTTTGATGGTGTCATGCAAACCTATTTGAAATATCAACTAACTCAAGATGATATTGATAGGGGTCAAGCATCTGTTGCAGAGGGGTCTACTACTAGACTTGGAATAACAACTACAACAGCAAATGCCACTATTCCTGGTATGGGTACAACATCATTTAATTTTTATGAGAATAGTAATTATTTGCAAGTCCCACCAGAAGTTATTGGTGTAACTAAGGTATTTCATTTTGATGGAACCAATACTGTTACTAACAATATGTTTAGTATCAAGTATCAACTATTCTTAAATGATGTTAATTTCTTTTATGGTAGTTCTGAAATACTATCTTATGCAATGGTAAAAAGATATCTTGAAGATATCAACTTCTTACTGACAACGGAAAAACAAATAAGATTTAATCAAAGAATGGATAGGTTGTATTTGGATATTGATTGGGGAAGTGTTACTGTAGGGGATTTCTTAATTTTAGATTGTTGGAGGTTATTAAATCCAAATGATTATTCTAGAGTTTGGAATGATTCCTTCTTGAAACCATATACTACTGCGCTTCTTAAAAGGCAGTGGGGTCAAAACTTAATGAAGTTTACAGGGGTTAAATTACCTGGTGGTGTTGAGTTAAATGGTAGACAAATGTTTGATGATGCAGAAAAAGAGTTGGAAAGGATAAGAGAAAGAATGTCCAATACTTATGAAATCCCACCACTAGATATGATAGGTTAGTGATATGGTTCTCAACCCATTCTTCCAACAAGGTGCTCGATCAGAACAAAATCTAGTTCAGGATCTAATCAACGAACAGTTGAGGATGTATGGTGTTGAGGTACATTATCTTCCTAGAAAATATGTAACGGAAAATAAGGTAATAAGGGAAGTAGTAGCATCAAGGTTTGATGATGCATATCCTATTGAAGCATATGTTGATACCTTTGATGGATATGGTGATAATCCAGTTCTTTTAAGTAAGTTTGGTATTGAGCAAACAAATGAAATAACTCTTACTATTTCTAAAGAAAGATTTGAAAATTACATTTCACCTCTGATGAAAAATGAGGCAGATGTAAAACTAACAACTAGACCCAAGGAAGGAGATCTAGTTTATTTTCCGTTGGGAGATAGGTTATTTGAGATTAAGTATGTAGAGCATGAGAAACCTTTCTACCAGTTACAAAAGAATTATGTTTATGAATTAAGATGTGAACTCTTCCGTTACGAAGATGAGATCATTGATACAGGTGT